AGTAATCGTCCAACCAGTGTTGGTCGTAACGACAATCTCGTAAGCGGACGCAAGGTTCACAATCGTGAACTCAAACGAGGTACCCACAGCCTCATCCTTCAGAGCCGCAAGCACATCGGCTGCGGTCGGAAGGGTGAAAGTCGTGTCCTCGGTCGGTGTCACCACAAACAACTTGCTGTCAAGCAGTTGCGCTGCGGTAGGTGCAACCGCATTGGTTCCCGCAACAGCGGTAACCTTCTCACGTGCGGCGACATAGTCTTCCACACGCTTGCGGGTGATTGCACCATCAGTGCTATTTGCTTTCAATGGCATGATATTTCTCCTTGTTCTCTAATTAGGCTGTCTGAGCAGTCAGTTTGCCCTGCTTCGCCGCATTGCGACAAGTCAGGTTGCCGTAGCACATGATGAGCGCATAGCGAGCATCAACGTCCTCAGGCGACACAAACGAAGTTTGTGCAAACCACTTACCAGAGTGACCAACCAGCGTCAGATACTTGCTGTTCAGAACATACATCACGCCAGTGTCGCAATGCACATCATAAACAACCGGTGCAGCCTTGAACAGCAGGTTCTGGAAACCAGCATCCGCTGTCTTGGTGTCGGTGTAACGAAGGTTCGGAACAAGCAGCGCCTCATACTTCTCAAACAGAGTTTGAGTCGTAAGAATCATGTCCGGGTGGTCATTGCCAACCGAAACGCTGTTGTAAGCCGTGGACATTTTGGCAAGCGTCAAAGCGCCAGCCGAGTTGTTCTCATATGAACGCCACCACGAGTTCGTTGAACGGTCAATACCGCCCACCGTGCCGCTGGCTTCCACGAGGTTCGCCAGACCGTTCCAGTCCTTGCCACCGTTGCCGGTGCCATCAGCAAAGAACATCTGGTTGAAACCTTCACGCATTGACTCCTCAGCCTGCATGATTTTGGCTTCCAGCAGGTTGATGATTTCCTGCTCACCGTTGTTCTTGGCTTCCTCAATACCGCTGATTGCGATGGACGCAGCGTACTGCTTCCATTCGTACTCAGCAGCCGAGATGCCCTCTTGCGGGGTCAGGCTCAGCGAATCGTATCCCGAGTAGGATGCGACAGTGCTGTTCTTTCCGTAGATGAGCGGCTCAACAATCTTCGTTCCACCGTTAACCATACGGATGCGACCCTTATCCATGAGGAAGTAGGTCAGCGGACGTGCAGTGAACACGTTATCCGTGAGTTGCGGACGGTAGTTCGCAAGAGTTGTGGAAAGCAGCGCATCAAAATTGGGGTTACCCATGTTGAATTACTCCTTGTTGTTAATTGAAAGTCGTGCTAACCCTCTAACTGCCGTTTGGCAGATTCAAAGGCGTCACGAACGCTACGAATAGGTTTAGAAGATACATCGGCACTTTTCGCAGAAGCACCCTTAGACACAACTGCAGCCTCCCGTTTGGCATCAACAATCTTCTTGGTTTCCTCAGACTTCGCTGCTTGCGCAACCGTCTTCGGATTCCGAGACTGCTCATACAAACGGTCAAATGCAATCTGTTTGTAGACCGCTTCCAGATTCGTGTTCCCCGTCGCCAACGCTTTCGCTACGACCTCGTTGGCGTCAAAGAGTTCCCCGTATCTCCGTGACAAAGACTCAATCTGATTCTCTAATTCGCGCATCGCTTTCTCCTGTTCGAATGCTTGAATACGAGATTCAAGTTGTCGGTACTGCTTTTCAACCGGGTCCAAAAACTCATCTTCTTCAGATGTTGGTTTCTGATTGACACCATAATGCTGCGAAAGCAGTTCCAAAGTGCCGTTCGGGTCATTCTGCAAAGCCTCTTGCAAAGCGGCCGCAAACTGCACCTGTCTTCGTTGCTCAGCGAGTTCCTGCGTCTTGCGTGTATAGTCCGCCTGACGCTGATACCCATTGAGCGCCTCAGCCAAAGGAACTTCAATTTCTTCGCCATCAACAGTTAACTTGACGGGCTTGTCAGCGTATTCGTCCCAAGCGAAATACTCTCTCGGCTCCTCAACCAAAGCATCACCAGTTTCGGCGTTCGCCTCAACTTGCCCATCCAAGGGTGTCTCAGTAACGCTTTCAACGGTGGATTCAAATTCTTCTTGCATAGAGTCCTCCTTCTGCGGTTGCTCTACCCCTAGTACCGGGCGCTACATTTCCTGTTCAAAAGGCAACTGCGTATTCGCCAACGGCGCACCTGAAGCCAACAACTGAGACAGAATCTCAGGCGGAATATTGCTCGGCATCGGCATCCCGCCAGTCGGCGGAGCCTCAGCAGCACCCATACCCGGAACCATCCCCTGCGGCACACCCATCTCAGGTGGCATACCACCCTGCGGTGGCATACCCTCAGGACCCATCGGCTGCATCGGCATAATAAACCCTTGCGCCTGCTTGATACCGAAACCGTACTGCAACACATACGCAGCCAGTTTCCCCATGTCCAAGATGCCAGCCCCAGCAAACGGAGCCATCGCATCCACAATCTGCAACGCCCTCTGACGGCGGAACGACTCATTCATCGGAGCCGTAGACCCCGCCTCAACCTCATAATCAAACTCGCCCTGAATATAGTCACGGTCAAACGTCAACCACAACGGCTGTGCTTCGGACCCAACCACACGAATCGCCTGCTCACCAGTCATAAACTGTTGAGCCAACATCACCAAACGGCGGGCACAATCCCCGATAGCACGCTCAATAATCGCCAACTTGTCCGACGCACGAGCATTAGACGCATCCTGCACAATCGCCGCCTCAGTCGCCGTACGACGAATCTCAGGCATCGCACCCTGCTGATACTCAGTCACACCAGACACACGGTTCATGTCCGACGAAATCAAATCCGACTGATTGTAGAACTCAGGCGGATTAATCACCGCAGGCATCGGAGCAATCACATTCCCCAAATTGTCATCCGTAATAACAGGAACCATCACATTGTCCTCGTCGGACTCCAAAGCCTGACGACCATCCGTATCAAACGCAGTTTCCTTGTACAACCATTTGCGGCTGAACCGTTTACGATGATTCATCATCTGGCTACGAGTCTCATTCAACTCATGCTGCAAAGGCTCAATCGCCTCCAACTCACCCATCGGATAAAACGTTTCAGGAACGTCATAGTTCCGAATCATCACAAACGGTTGACCGAACGCAAACGGAATCTCCTTCGGGGCGACAAGGAACTTGTCCGACCCGTCACAAAACACCGACACCGTATTACGGTCAATGTCATACCACTCCCACACCTCAACATACGAATCCGCAGGGTCCTGCGAACGGCGAGGACGAAACGAATCCTGACCCCACTTACTGTAATGACTTGGGGAAGCCTCACCACGAGCCGTTGAATTGTAACGCTTATCCTTCTTCACATCCTCCAACGGGCGACGAATACGCTGCGCCACCCAACGAGCATCTTCCATACTTGTCGCATCCGGGTCAACGAACACATCAAACGGCGACACACGCTCAACAAACGGGCGGTCCTCTTTCACAATCAGATTAGATTCGGCAACATTCTCCTCACGGTTCTCCGCCACCTCATCAAACGAATCAAAGTTCCCTTCAGCAACCTTTTCTTCCTCAACATAACGGTAACCCGTCTTAATCCAACCATGCCCAAGAATCAACGCATCCTTCACCGCACGACGAAACTCCTTCTGACAGTCATAGTGACGCCACCAATAGTTCACAATCGCCTCAGTAACAACCGCCTTGTCCCCGTCCTCGGGGCGGCGAGCATTCACCGTAATCTTCGGATGATTCACCGACACCGATGGCGCAACAATGTTGATAGTAGAAAACGCCATGTTCACAAGCAACTGGTCCTCACGGGTGTCCGTGCGGTGATGCTTGCCACGATACAAATCAATCATCCGCTGCCACAAATCGTCATACTGTTCCTCTTTGCGCCAGCGACGAGAATGCTCCAACTTGTTGCGATACCGCTTCAACAACTCGTAATTAGAAATCCGTGCCATTAATCTTCCCTACCTTTATGCCAACCGATATGTTCATCCAACTTCGTACCAATCTTGTCCACCTTATGTGCCACATTCCGAAGCAGAATCCTGCCTTCGGCATGCTGCTCAGCGTTCTCTCTACGCAACCTCTGCAACAAAACCACTATCGGTCCCGAAATAACTGCAACCGCAATCGGAACCAAAATAGTCTCCATGTCACACCCAACGAGTCCCCACCGGCTCAGGGTTGTAACCATTTATCTTCGCATCAGCAACAGTCTTCTCCTGCCGCTCACGAATCGTCGGACCATGAAAATCCTCTTTACCGTAAGTAAAACCCAAACGAATAGTGCGCACATGACACCCAAAACACACCGCACCACGGCGGGGCAATTCCTCAACCTGAAACGCCTTAGAACACTCTTTGCACACCAAATCCAACATCACCCTTAGCCCCCACCACTACTTCTGACATTATGGGACCCAATCGGAACTCTTTCAGGCTTCTTCTCACGAATAATATGCCCAGCCCACCAAGACAACGTATTCTTCTTCGGCGCATCCTCAGACCTGTACTCAGGCAGCCACACATACTTCAACATCTGATTCGCAATCGCCAACGACATGACACGGTCATCATGCGGAGAACCATGCATCTTGCCGTTCTCCTCACGCACAAACGTCCGCAACTCCGCAACCGTAGAACGACACCACAAACCGATAGTCCCATCACGAACAGCAGCATTCAACTCATCCACCGCCAACGGCTTAGAAACAGAAGTCGTACGCCACCCCAACGTCTCCGACACAGTCGGATTACGTTGCCCCAACCTACGCTGCCTAAACAAATTCTTGTAACCAATACGCTGCAAACCCTTCAAAGTCGTCAAACCATGATTGTTTGACTCCACACCAATCAACGCCTTGTTGTACCAACACCCAATCGCATACAACGCCTCCTCACCAAACAAGTCCGCATCAATATGCCCATGCCAATGCGCCACCACAGCCCCCGTAGACGCATTAATCACATGAGCCGAAGAAAAGTCCCCATGCCCCAAACCCTCCGCAACGTCAGCCCCAACCACATACACCTCACCCACCTCAGGAAAATCCCACACACTGAACTCGCCACCATCCTCACGAAACTCATACACGCCACGACCCGGCAACTTATGCAAATAGCCACGATGCGGCTCATGCAACTCAACATCACGCAAAGCCTCCAAATCAAACACAGGACGACCAGAACGAATAAACGCCTCATCAGGGTCAGACGGATACTCCTGCGCCATCTGCCAATCAGGCAAATCACGCTTCTTAGCCTCATACCACTCATCGTCACGCTCACCAGCAGACCACGGAAAAAAGATGCCCACAAACCTGTTCGTACCCGTCTGTGAACCCACCCACAAATCATGAAAAATGTTCCCCTCACCGTTCGCCGTGGACAAACAAATCACACGACCACCAACGTCAGCAATCGGCTCAATAGACGCCCACGCCTCATCAGGGTTCGGCAAAAACGCCATCTCATCAATCACCACCCGATACACCGCCTCACCACGAGCAGGGTCATTACCGGAAGGCAACGACTCGATAGACGACTCGTTATTGAACTGCATCTTCAACTGGTTATCCTGCAACAAATCAGGACCACGAACCCGCATCCACGCAGGCAACATCTTGTACCCATACTTCGTTTTCTGCAACAACTTAGAAGCCTCACGTTCCGTACGGGACAACATCACCACGAAACGGTCAGACCAAAAAAATGTTTCCCAAAACACGAACGCAGCAGCCAAAGTAGAAAACCCAATCTGGCGAGCCTTCAACACAATCGTGTAACGATGCTCCATCCAATTCCGTGCCGTTTCTGTCTGCGCATCACGCAACACAAACTTGATACGGCCACGCTCAGGATGCCGAATGAACCAGTACGTTGAACAAAAATATTCAAACGCTTCCAACAGTTCATCAGTCCCGCCATCAGCGGGACCACGACACTTACGCCACTCCTTCTCGTTGAGAAGGTCCCCCAACTCCATAAGAAACCTCTTTTAGTTGGAACCCCTACCGAATGCCGGGTCGTTCGGATTAATCCAACGCAACACAGGCGGAATCAA